TTTATACAAAAAATTTAAAGAAAAGGTAGAATTTACCAAGAATTTGAAGAAATTCTTTCTTTATGTCGATGATTACAATTCCTATGATTTAAAACACGAAGAAACCAAGTATCTCAATGCTCTTTACCGCAAATCGGGAGGTAATCGCTTCATCAACTTTGTAAATCGCTTCTGGAACGGGTTTGACGGGTTCACCACTACGGAAGTTAAGCTTGCTGATAGCTTTTTTGATGAATTGGAAAAGGAATTGGAAAACATTCAATTATTCACTGGAGAATGGGAAGGATTTAAGGTCGTTTCTGCCATTTCCAAATTCTCAGTCAATGAATTGTCCCATTCCATCATGGAAAATTATAAAGGAGACGCTGTAATTGTCATGAATCCAGACACTCAGTTCGTTTCTTTTAGAAAATACAAGGGATCGGAGGTTGACATTGCTAAAATGGCTGCTAATCTGTGTGACGGTGGTGGCGGCGAATGGGCATCAGGAGGTAAAATCACCAAGGAATTTTTGAAATTTAGCGAAACACTTACAGAATTATGAGCTTTGATCCATCATCAGAAATTGTGGAAGAGGAGACCAATCACCTTTTCTTATGTTATTGTTCCTTTGTAAATCATCTCAAAGGAAAAAAATTATCTATTCAAAATGTTTTCGTGACTACTCTCCAAGAAGAAAAACTGAAAAAAATATTGAAAACGATATTGTCGCTTGAATCCGATCAGGAATTGGTTAGAGTATTTTTAGACTATGATCCCACAATTTCTCGCAGTAAGTTCATAACAAAATATATTAATTCTGAGCGGAAAAAAAGAAAGAAGTGAAAAATCCAGAGAATAAATTAATGACAGACCTCCAAAAAAGAATTTATAATTCCCATCTCGCCATCTCCCGCAAGATGCGTGATAAACCATTTCGGATTCGCAAGGACTTCTCCGACATGGATCAAACCAAATTGGATCGACTTGCTTCTTTAGAAAGGTTCTTCAATAGCTATCAGAATATTAAAATTGATGATTATTTCTCTGCTCCTTATGTGATTTTTAAGGATGATGATTATTTTGATTTGGAATTCTTCTTGACTTCCAAGGCAAAGAAGGCATACTCTCAATACATGAAGAAGATTGAGATGGATGATCCTGATTCGGAAGATTCTCTTAAACGATTAGTGGATAGTCTTAAATTTGTCAAAAATTTCTGCAAAGAGAAGGGCTTGACATTGGAGAAATATCCTGTATATATTGAGAACGCTCTGCCGAACATGATTGACCATCTAAAGAACCATCACATCAATATGTATGCGCTTCATGCTTTAGGTGTCTCAAAAATCGAGGTGGAGAATCGGATTCTGGATTTTATTTTCTCAGACTTTTGGATCACTTTTCAAAAGACGAAAAACAAATTTCATCTGAGCAAGAAAATGAAGGAATTCTCTCACAAAGCAACAACAAAAATAAACGAACAATTATGAAAGCATTAACAATCCTCACACTTTTAACTTTATCACTTATTGGTTGTAAAAACGAGTCTGTAAGTAACTCATCCACGAGTAATACTAATATCAAAGTAGAATTACTATTTGAGCATGATGGGGTTAAAGTGTATCGGTTTCATGATGGTGGAACCTTTTATTATACTGATGCTAGGGGTAAAACCAAATGGACTGTCAGCAATGGAAAAACAACATCTGATGTGAGTGTGGAAACAGTAGAATAATTCTCAACAAAACAAAATAACAAATAAACTAAAACAATGGCAACTAAAACAAAAAGCAAATTCGGTGCTGCAATGTTCGATTCGATCAAAGCAGCTTTAAACAAGGGTAATGAATCATCTGGTGGACAATTCTCAAATATTATGAGCTTTCCCGCTGGTCATACTTACACCCTACGTCTGATCCCCAATGTGGAGAATCCTGAAAAGAGTCTCTTCCATCATTGGGTTCATGGTTGGAATAGCAAAGCTACGGGGTCTTACATGAGTTTCCTTGGTCTTCAAACCTTTGGTGATCGTGACCCCATCGCTGAACTTCGTTGGAAGCTTTGGAAAAGCTGGAAGGAAGCCAATCCAAAGGCTGAGAACAAGGAATATAAAGCAGAAATTGGTCAAAAGGAACAATGGTTGGTGAATGTTTACGTGATCAATGATCCTGCTAAACCAGAGAACAATGGCACGGTGAAGATTCTTCGTATGGGACCGCAACTCAAGAAAATCATCGACGATGCCACAGAAGGTGAACGTTCTGATGAACTTGGTTGGGATATTTTTGACCCGAATAAAGGACACGATTTTAAAATCGTTGCTGAGAAGAAAGGTGAATATACCACATTTGAATCTTCATTTATCACTACCAAGTCCAAGACTGTTCTAGATGAAGAAGAACTTGATGCGATTTGCAATACCATTCATGATCTGGAAGCTGTTTATTCAGTGAAGACATATGATGAGCTTCAAGAAGTTCTCAACGAACACTTCTTCGTTGGTGAAGAGAAAGAAGAGCGCAAGCCTCTCAAACAAGCCAAAAAAGAAGTGGTAGTAGATGAAGAAGATGATATTCCCTTTGTCCACGAGAAACCAAAAGCAGTAACAAAAACCAAAAAGCAAGTAGTTGATGATGATGAAATTGATGATCTTCTTGCTGGATTAGACGATTAATACAACTGACCCTCCCCATCAATCGGTGGGGAGGGTTTTCCTTTAATAATTATGAATAAAATTCCCGAAGAAATTGAAGCAATGGCATTTTTGATTGGACAATCCAATCAGATTGATCAAATGATGGTTGATAGACCATCAACACTTATCACGTCTACACAGACTTTGAAAAATGGTATGAACGAGTATATTCAAACGCAAAGACAACAACAACAAGCTCTTCACCCTGCTCAGTATCAACAAGTCCCTCAATCTCCATTACCCCAAGTTCCACAGTATGCACCACTTCCACAGTATGTACCAATTCCACAAAAAGTGGATGATGGGCAATTGGAATTGAATTTGGAGCCGACTAAAGTGGAAGAAATTATTAGTTTTTTGAAAGAAATCTCCAATAAGTTGACAAAGCAGAATAATCTGCTAGAAAAGACATATGCAAATCAATCTAAACAGAAAACCGTTTCAGAACCTGTTGTTAAGCTTGTCCCAAATACATGATACATGTGTTTTGGAGATGAAAGATGATGGCATACATGGGATTGCTTCCAGTGAAGATAATTCTATGTATGCTCACGCTTACTTGCGAGGTGATTTTGAGGAAAAAAACTTAAATTTACCTTCTTTGAAAAAGTTTTCCAAAGCTTTGGATATGATTTCATTTGATAATGTCAAAATGAAGCTCAATGGTAATCATTTGGAGTATAAAGATAAGCAGATCAAATTCAAATACCATCTTCATGAAGAAGGAGTTATCACTAGACCAAAGCTATCCTTGGAGAAAATTCGTAATTTTGAATACGACATTGAATTTGATCTGGATTTTGACTTCCTTTCCAATATTCTCCAAAAATCTTCCATCACAAACACCAAAAAATTATATATCTTCACAGAAGATGGTAATTTGGTGTGGAAAGTAGGAGACGAGACTGTTCCAAACAGCGATACTCTGAGTATTGTTGGGGATGAAGTTGAATTTGAACTCAACCCTTTCATTCTGAAGATTGACAATTTGAAATTGCTATCTAAAGTATCGAAGACTGGCAATATATTCAAAATCAATTCTAAATTAGGTGTTGGATGTATTATCACTAAAAATGGTGATTTTGAAATGGAATACATTTTTAGTTCATTGAAAAATTGATTATGAGAGAAGAAATTAAAAAACAGATAGAAGATGCAAGAAAGAGTATCAATTCTCTTGGAGAGCAACAAGAAGAGATATATAATAGTATTAAACATCTAGTGAATCCCAAGGTGGAGGATTTTCTATGGGATTATTGTTTTAATTGTTATGATATTGATGATCAATCTGAATTTACTGTCAAAACAAGGGAAATTATTTATGGCAATTAATGATATAACGGGAAAAGTTATCAAGACATCTCCTCAGAACTCAACATATGCTGAAGGATGGGAAAAAGTGTTTGCTAAGAAATCTGCAAACGAGTGGCTCAAGACTATGCCAGATGTCCAAATGATGAACCCTGATGGTTGGAGGCAGAATGATGGTGTTGATATGGATACTCCCATCAAATGGTCTGATTTTCAATATAGATTGAACCTATCAACGATTTTATCTACAACATTGGAAGATTTTCTATTGCAAAAATCTAAATAATGGTAAATATTTCCATGAAGAATAATATTACCACACAGGGTTATTTCGTTAAAAGATTGAGAGATTCTGGGTTTGTTGTTGTCAAATTATTTGATCAATATGGTCAACATGATCCTCGTAAATGGACGGTGATGGTAGATCCAAGTAATATTTCTGTTATAATTACTTGTTATCAAAACAAAGAATTCAAAGGCGATATTTTATTTGAAATTAATGACGGTGGAAATCGTTTTATTAAAAATTTCAATCTTAAAACACAAAGCATGGAAATCATCATTACCACTTTAGTGGAAAAAGGTGTTAGTCAAATTGAAGAAAATTCGATCTATCGAAAAGACTAAATACTATCATGGAAAAGGGAGAAGAACCCCCCGATGAAGTATTCGTGGATGAAAAAGTTTTAGAAATCCTTAGAGAATCTCTAAAGCAAAAGCTTAAAAAAGGAAGAAAAGGTAGTAAAAGTGCAGTCAAAAATGCTTTAAAGGTTACAATGCAAGAATTTCTAACATGTGGTAAACTCTTTGGATACGATTTAGATGGTGATATTGTGGAAATTACATTTCATGGTAATAAAATGGAGGACAATGCCATGCAGAATCTCTTCATTCAAAAATTTGGGGAGTTCATGGCTAACAAAATGAATATACAAGATGATTTTTAATTTTTTAAAACAGAAAATCAAAAAAGGCGATGTCTATGCTGTTCAAGCAGGGGATTTTGTTGGTCAATTCTTGAATTTTATTAAAAAAGATGGGGACGAATACGTTTTTCTGTCTACTCCATTAATGGAAATTCGAAGAGTCCCGAAAGAAAAGTTTGACTTTGCACAGGTACAAGGTATTATCGAATATGTTGAAAATCTCCCAAAAAATATCTTCAGTGTTATTGAAGCAGAATACAGATATCAATCAAAAAAGAATGGTGGAGATACCAAGTGACTATGTTATATCGAAATTCTATGAATTCGGATATAAAGTGAATTACAATACCCACGGGAACACATATAGTTGCTGCTGTCCCATTTGCAGAGAGGGTAAAAGTTGGGGTCATAAGAAGAGATGCTTCTACATTCCAGAAAACGACATTATTTATTGTCATAATTGTGGATGGTCATCTAAACCCTATAGATGGATCAAAGAAGTATCGGGATTATCATTCAATCAGATGGTGGATGAGATTGAGAAGGGTAATTATGGAATGATTAATGTCATGGATTTGGGAGAAAAAGAGGAAAAACAAAAGATCGTATCATCTTTGCCATTGGATTGTATTAATTTATTTGATAAAAATCAGACGGATTATTATCAAAACAATAAAACCGTTCAAAAAGCTCTGTCTTACATTAAAGAAAGGCAATTGGACGTTGCTGTAAACCGTCCTGATGCGTTTTATCTCTCTCTAAAGGATAAAATTCATAATAATCGTCTTGTAATACCATTTAAGGATGAATCAAGAAAGATTGTATATTACCAATCTCGTAGAATTTTGGAGGATGAGTCTCCTAGTTACCTATCCAAAGATGGTGGAGATAGAAGTGTGTTTGGTGTTGAGCGAGTTTCTTCTGATCTAGACAAGATTTTTATTATTGAAGGACCATTGGATGCTTGCTTTGTAAAAAATGGTTTGGGTCTTGGGGGTATTACAAAAGGTGAACAATTGTTTACTTGTTATCAACAAGAACAGATGGATGCATTGAATTTCTTTGAGAGGATTTGGGTGCTTGACAGCCAATGGGTAGATAAGACTGCCAGAGAAAAGACTTTAAAGCTAATTGAAATGGGGGAGAAAGTCTTTGTATGGCCTGAATACGATGGGAAACGATTCAAAGACATAAATGCCGTATGTATAGCTTATAATTTGAATGAATACCCAACAGATTTAATTCTGAAGAACACCTATAAAGGGTTGGGAGCAACTGTGAAGATGAAATTGATCAAATGATCAATTATTTATTCACGTTTTTTAGCAACGGACATATCAATCGCATTGGTGAATTCACTAATATTATTCAGAATTCTTTCGATTGATCCTAATTCACTCGTCAAATCTCCAATAATGGTGTTATTACGTGATTGTGAAATGGATAGCAAAACAGTATCTCTCAGATAACTATCAATTTTTTTCAGATTTGTTTTCCACGTTTTAACAGTGGAAATCATTTGCTGATTTTGAGAATCTCCACCATCATCCATGCCAGCCATAACATTTGGATCTGCTTCTGTATCCACACCATATTCATCAAGATTGATTCCATCATCTAATTGTC